ACAGAGGAGTCGAACCCCATCCGATTTCTCAGAACCCAGTTTTCAAGGCTGGTCGCCGGCCTACCCAGCTGCATTATCTTCCATTGCCATATAGAAACACACTCCCCGCGGATATCTCACTCCCATGTGGTTGCGAATGTGCTTTTATATGGCACCCCCTGATGGACTCGAACCACCGAATGTCGGAATCAAAATCCGATGCCTTACCAACTTGGCGAAGGGGGTACAAACTACTTCAAATTTTTAAAGAGCGATTTTTGGTAAAACCAAAACAAAAAACCCTAGATTTTTTAGGTCTAGGGTTTTGTGTATTAATTCTTTTTAACTAAATTCTATACAAAAACCCTATGCGCAAACGTCCATGAATTATCGGCACAAATCTCTGTGCGATAACTTTTCTGGTGGGACATCGGTTTAAGTGACAACATTTTCTTTCTCGTTTAATTACTTACTAAGACTCTATTATATAGGCTAATTGTTTCTCTGTCAAGCGGTTTGTCGTTAAAAAACTACATTTTTTTCCATTTAATTGGTCTGGACACTATCGGAGTGGCTGGATTTTTGAATTCCTCAAACACTTCCCATAGTTGGTTCAGCACCACAAACTTGTACAATAGACCAGGTTCTATACCATGGGCTTCAACTTCCCATGGTTGTATCCAATAATCTATCTTATCGGAATTAACCTTTTTACCTTTCCAGGTGGTCATAGCATCATCCAATTCACCATTTATATATTGTTTCACATGGACCATTTCGTGGGCCAATGTGGACATTATATTTCTAACACCAATTCCTGGGTGTATCTCAATTAAAAATTCTCTTGGTTCATTTTTAGTATTGAATTCTTCAACACTAGCAAAACCATATTCTTCCAATTTTGCCGAAAATCTTATTGTGGTATAACAGTTATTTCTAATTCTCGTATTAGATATCAACTCTTTGGAGAAAAAGGAAGCTGCTTGTTCCACATAAGGTTTGAAATTTCTATCGGGACAATTAACTACTCGTAACTGCATAAGCTCTCCTATTAACTAGTTGACCCAATACGACTTTTAACCTTTATTTATCAAAATGGTACTCCGAGAGGGAATCGAACCCACACTCAAGCGATTATGAGTCGCCTGCTTTACCTTTAAGCTATCGGAGTAATTTGGTCCGGCGTAAGAGAATCGAACTCCTATTAAGGGCTTAGAAGACCCCTGTATTATCCATTATACGAACGCCAGATTATTTCTTAACAATTTCCAGATTATCTTTCTTTACCCAATAAATTTCACGCAAATGTTGTTTATCAGGATAGAATTTGCTAACAGACAAAAATACCTCTCCATCTATCTCTTTGGTTCCCCAAGATGGATAGTGGTAATATGTTTCAAGGTTCGTTTTGGAACGATACTCAATAGGTTTATTTTCTGCTTTCATTTTGTTATTATACCATAAAAAAAGGGGTCTGTCAAGACCCCCTGTTGTTTTCCTGACACAACTATTTAATGTTGTTGAATTTCTCAGGATAGTTCAGTCTTTCCCATTCCTCATCAGATGCAGGCCACCAATTAAGCATCTTTAGATTTGATACCAATTTTCTTGATAGCATCCTGTGCTGTAATCATGTTTTCCAACCAAACACGTAACATACCGTTGACGATTTCGGCATCTTTGATTTCTACCTTATCTGCCAATGTGAATTGACGTTCAAAAGCACGGTTAGCAATGCCTTTGTGTAGATAAGTTTCATCTTCATCATCCTTTGTGGATCCTTTAACAATCATCTTATTACCTTCAAGGGTAATATCGATGTCAGTCTTGGAGAAACCAGCAACTGCCATTTCAATGACATAATGGTTTTCTTTGACTTGTTTGATGTTATATGGTGGATATGATGGTGTATATTTCTGAACATCTCGTGCTGCAGCTTGCAACATATTGATAGTGTCATCAAAACCAATCATAAAATGATCCAATTTAGGAAATAATAAGCTCGTCATAATAGACTCCTTTAAAAAGCAAGTTAAAAAATTGCCGCCTCAGAGAGCACGGCACATAATGATTATACTAGTATTTATACTGATTGTCAATAAATATTTTGGTAAATATTACTTTAATTTGTAGGTGTTACTCGTTTTCCTATATTGTATTTCGGAACGAGTTGCCATTCGTCTTTCTCTTTATGAGACAAGATTTTAATCTGTGACAAGAAAATAGGTGGAGGATTCTCCACTTGTTCCTTTTTCACAATACCAATTAGTCCCCAATCTTGTAATAACTTAGCAATGGCATTCCTACGTGACAAATCGTTTTCGGTAATATCGGTTGGTTTACCATCTAAGGCAAACAACTCTTTGAAGTGGACCAAATAATACTGGCCTTTCTTATGTAAGATGTGGCAAGATTGATATAAGGTTCTATCTTTTTTTGAAGCAACTCCTATACGAGTCAATGTTTCTCTAACTTTTAGGAAGTCATCTTTCTCATTCAAAGTCACTTCAACTAAATCGGTAATATTAATCATGGCACTCCGCCCTATTCTGTTATTCTTATTATTTCATTGATTTGTTCATCCGATAGAATTGATAAAGCCTCTTTGGCTCTTTGGTTAGAATACCCGAAAAATTTCTTAATGTGTTCTATGTTCTTATCGGTTTTAGACTTTTGCCACGGTTGAAATTTCCGTTTCATAGGTCTAATACTATTTAGAAGATAGGAATATTGAATATCTTTATCGATACCATTATGAACATTCATCTCGTTGGCATACAAGATACAATCCATATGATACGATAAAGCACGGTTGACCATAAAAGGCGAATAGTCTTTATAGGCACGTTCATCTTCAAAGACAGTTTTCTTAGTCTGAAGTATAGAGGGTACAATTTCTTTAAATAAATCAGGCATTTGTTTTCAAGTATTTAATTGCAGATTCTAATAGTGTTACACTATCTTTAAAGAAACCCAAAGCTTTGTTACAATCATGGCACAACCAACCTCTGAAGGCTCCGGTTTTGTGGTCATGGTCTAGACACCAAGAATTGATTTTTCTACCCAAATATTTGACATCATCATAAGAACGTTCGCATACTGGACAAGTATAACTCTCATCCGGTCTTGTATGTTGTTTCTTTAACGCATCTCTTATTTTGGCTTGTTTCTTACCACATTCACGACATTCTGACCTAACATAATTTCCATTAGCTTTAGCAAAAGATGTCATAGGCAATTCTTGATTGCACTTGGCGCAAACCTTAGTTTCGTTTGGGTCTCCAAAGAGTTTCTTCATTTGAACTCACAGTCAACCATAACTTCGGTCAAACAAGCAATCAGGTTAATCTCATGGTCTGCCACAAAAGCAGCCTGATACTGATACTTGGCCAAAATAAGAACCAACTGTGGAACCGAATTTGACTTCAGTTCACCATATAGTTTGTCATAGAGTGTTCTAAAGATTTGCGTTGGATCGTTATCCAAGTTGTTGGTGACCCATTTACGTGCTAAAGAGAAGTCTTTAGTTTTTAGTGCTGTAACAAGTTCAGTTATCTGCACATCGGAAACTGATGTAAGAATACCTTTGTCAATTCTGCCAGAAGAACTATACCGCTGAAGCTCGTTAAGAATACGGCGATTATCAGGGAAATGTTTAGTAATAATTGCCGCAACAACTTGTTTGTCATATTCCACCTTCTCTTTTTCTAAGATATACTCAACACGTTTAAAAAACTGTGCAGCCATTTTGGCTTTTGAACCATTCATCTTGAAGTCAATGTTTGCACATCTAGAATGAATAGGTTCGATGATTTTATTTTTAAAGTTACAGGTAAAAATAAAAGAACAATTGTCGGCATATTCTTCAATCATACCTCTGAGAGCAGGTTGTACTGATTCTGGATTTGAATAGTCTGCCTCATCCATGATGATGACTTTTTTACCACCAGAAAAACTCATGGAAGAAGCATAACCTCTTACTTTGGTTCTCATGGTATCAATCATACGGCCTTCTTCAGAACCGTTAATAATCAGGTAGTCACAACCAATTTCATCACATAATGCTCGAGCAACGGTAGTTTTACCGATGCCAGCCGTACCAGAGAAAAGGAGATTAGGTATCTCTTTTCTGTCCACATATTCCTGAAAGGTTGATTTCAACGCATCAGGTAAAATACAATCTTCAATTTTATGTGGCCGATATTTCTCTACCCACAAAGTGTGTTCTGTAATCATTCAAGTACCTCATAATATAATATAAAAAAATCAATTGATTTCGTTCAATGCTTCGTACAAAGATTCAAACTCAGTATGTTCAGCAACTTCATTCCTAAAGTTTTGTTTGAATTGTGTCTTAGCCATTCTCTTAATAATCTTTTTAGGAATTTTAAGATTATCGTAGGACAAGTCAACGATGTCCTTGATAGATTCATTTAGTGCTTGAACTTTTTGCATACAGACAACAATCTCATCAATGTTGCCTTTCAGGTCTTTTAATTGTTCTTCATCAAAAGACCCATATAAGGTGTTAATCTTATCAACCATATCAACCTCCGAAAGAAGATTGTTTAACTTCGATGGCAATCCAATACTGAATATCACCGTTGTCTGATTTAAAAGATGCTAGACCTTTAGAGGATAATTGTACATTGTACTTGTTAGGCAACATCTTAAAGTTGTCACGTAAGAATACAGCTCTAAATACACTTCCGTTTCCATCACCAACTTCTGTTGTAGTTGTATGAGAGATTGGATTACCTTGAGCATCTAGAGAACAAGTGATTGCATTGATTGTTTTGCCATCAGATTCAAAAACAATATTCTCACAATCCAATAAAGCTGCGTTTTTCAAAAACGCTTTCATGTCTTCTTCATCTAATGTAAATGAACCGTCCACAGAAGGGAAGTTCAAATCTTTATCTGGTGGTAGAACCAAATCTTTTTTCATCGCTTTACGATATTTGGTTTTTACTTTACCTGACTTAAAGGTAACATTCAAGTCATCGAATTCCATTTCCAAATTATCCACACCAGAGATAACGGACAAAAACTGATTCAAATCATGTAGACAAAAGTCTTCAGGAATCTCATCAGACAATGTGGCTTTCGCCAATACTGTTTTGGTTGAGGAAATAGTTGATAGTACTTTGCCTTTTTTAAATTCAATATTAGAATTGATGGTCGCAAAGTTCTTCAACACACTAATAGTATCACTTGATAATTTCATTATATAACTCCTTCAAAATGTTCTTGTATTATACTTGATCCGAAAGATTTAGTCAAGCACTTATACAAACTTCCTTTTAATTCTTCCAATGTGCCGTTGTTGGTAATTTTATGGTCAATTTCACCACCAACCCAAGATGTTTCGGAAGAATGTATTTGGTTATTCTCTAACCAACGAATCGCTTTAGTATCTCCGTGATTGGCCGCAGCCGCAATGTCATACCAATGAGGTTTGACTCCTCTTTCTACCTCGATTAATATACCACCTTGACTGTGTATAAATTTCATCTCATTAGGAAACCTACAGTCGGTCACTACATAATTTTGACCATATTTCATTTTCCGTTTGAGACTTAATATCCAAAAGTCTTTATGGAAAACATCTCGAACCGATTCTGTACCTAATAATTGTAAAACTTTTCTAGGTGAAATTTCGTATCCTAATTCTTTGGACCAAAATTCATCAGGTTGTTCACGCCATTCTCTTGAAATCTCTGTATCGCCTTCCAGTAATTCTCTAGGCCATCCAAACATAACAGAGGCAACATCTTTTAGGTTGCTCGCAAAACTAACAGAGGTGAACCCCATTTCTTGTAGTAGTTCACCTGCTGTTCCTTTTCCTGAACCAATAAATCCAAGAACACCTACAATCATTTTACATCTCGCCAACAAAGTTAGCTACAGCAGCCATATCTCCTTGGAAATGATATGTACCGATGTGTGCAGTCTTCATCCAAGGACACAAGTAGATTTCTCCACCCATCTTACGCCACATTTGACAGAACATATAATCTTCTGATAGGTAACGATCCGAACCGCCTCCAGTGATTGAATCTTTAGTATCAATAACTGTATCAAAGAAAGCATGGATGTAACGTGATCCATCAAAGTGTGCTTGACCTACGTGGTCAGGTTTATAACGAATGGATGGGTATTCTTTTTCCATCTTAGAAAACACATCACGTTTAATCATCATGTAACCTGTACCAATTTCCATAACTGATAGTGGTTCTGTTACATTAAAATGTGCTGTACCTTTAACAGGATTAAACACATAGTCGCCAGTAACTTTTTCTAACAACTGTGCATCAATATCTGGGTTTTTTGTTAGTGCTGTCTTAACAGAACGCCACTTGATGGCTTTCTTAGGATAAGGACCACCAATAACATCTTTGTCTAGTGCCAATAAGGCAATAACATCTCTAGGATCAAAGTTGATATCAGAGTCGATAAACAACATATGAGTGCAGTCAGACCGATGTATGAATTCATCAACCAAATAGTTTCTAGCACGGGTAATTAAAGATTCATTGAAGAGGAATGAAAACTTAATATTGATGCTGTACTGCATACACATACCTTGTAGGTCTAAACAGGCCTTCATGTATAGACCGTGGTTCATACCACCATACATTGGAGTTGCAACGAATAAACTTTTCTTTTGCAAATCTTCTTTTTTAATTGAAATTTCCATTATCTCTCCAAAAATAAAAACGAAAAAAGAGGAGTCTGCTCAAGAGCAGAACTCCCCTTATGAATCACTTAGTGATTAGGCATTGAAGCTGTAACCAGCTTTGATAGCGGCTTGAACCAAAGCTTTAGTTGGTTTGCCAAGTCTGTAAGAAGCAACTTTACTTCCTGCATCAGACTTTTTGTAGTTTGTATAGATGCAATGACCTTCTTTACGAAGTTCCTCAATACGTGCAGCTACGTTTTTCACTCCGAAACGGCGTCTAGCTTGCTCAGTAGTGAAGGTGTTGTAACCTTCAGTCTTAGTCAAAGCATTCAACATTTTTTGTTTAGCGGATAATTTAGCCATAATATAACTCCTAATAATAAAATAAAACTCTTGTTTTCACAAGTTTTGATAGTATAACACTATCTGTTTAATTTGTCAAGCACTTTTGTTGGTATACTTGACTCATCTACCTACTTGAGGTAAATACTTTTCCTTGGTTTCTTCCCAAGACAAATAAATTAAATCATCATAAAACAAAGTTTCATAGGATTCTTTGTTCTTTTTTGCCAATTGCCTAATCCTAGGTTTGGCATATTTGGTTTTCCATATATTTGATAAGGCTTCTTCCGATGTGTCAAAGGCTTTTACCAAATCATTTTCACCAATTTCTTTTCTCAAATATTCATTTGTATTAGTATATAGTTGAGAAAAATAAATTCCTCGTTGATGTTCTGTTCTAGTTAATTCTTTTGGTATACCAAGTTTAGGATAAGCAAAATGTAACGAACGGTTTTTATGGTCACGTTTAAGTGGTAGACCATTTGGTTTCTTGGCTTCCCACCATTCAAAATACTTTTCGGTATGTTTTTCTTTTAACCAATCAAAAATCATCTTCTTTGTTTTTCTTGACGGTTCAAAAGCCACAGAACCAGAAGAAAAACCCATACTGTTCCAATGTTCAAGACCATCGTACTGAGAGAGGCCACCCGACTTTGTTTTACCATAGAGTGACGTTGTAGTAACCCCAACAAGAGTGTCTCCATATTGTCTCTTCCAATCTTTCTGTACTGTATCAGATAAACATAACAATGCCAATAACTTACCGCCCATATAGTTATAGCCCAAAGGTTGTAAAGGTACAATGGTCGAACCAATCGCAGTGTGGTTAATCATTCCTTGTTGAGTCTTAACATCTCTCGACCAACCAATCGCTGCGTCTCTTGGAGTGAGATCCAAGAAGTCGGACGATATACAAATAACACCAAGGTATTTACCAGTAACTTCATCAACAACAGTATAGAATAAATTACGGCCGATATTGGAGTTGTTCTTCATTGTGGAAGAAAATGTACGAATGGCATTCCATCTTTCAGCCAAATCACCATTAGATAACATTAATACCGGTTTTAAATTCTCATAGTCATCTGGATGTTGTGGCATCCAAAACTTCTTTTTAACCTGATTGATAATATCTTTTTGTTTCAAATCAACCATATCAGGTTTTTCACCTAAGAATTCCGATAAAGCATTTGATTCACCAACAGGATATCTTTCTTTGACCTCACACCATTTTTGGTATAAAGTATATTCTCTAACATCCATCTGTGATGCATACGTCAAATCTTTTATTAAAGTTTCTTTTAATAAAGTCTCATCAATGTGTTCAAAAGAAGATGGTGGATTATCCTCTTGCCATTTTTTACGCTGTTCATCAACTGAAGGTACAACTGTTGCCATTACTTAACTCGTTTTTCAATTATCTTTGATGCTTTCTGAGCACGTGAGATTAGTTTGTTTATTTTACCACGTTTCTTCATACCAGTTTGAAGTGCTAGTGGTTTCGCTATACTAGTATACACTATTCCGTTCATGTGGTCAAGCTCATGCAACCAAACTCTTGCCGAAAGACCAACATAATGTGCTTCTTTTTCATCTCCAGTATAGTCTTGGTATTTTACCCAAATCTTTTCCGATCTGGTAATTTTGAGTGATAACATAGGAAAAGACAGACAAGCTTCTTCCATATGTACTTCACCTTCCGTTTTCACAACTACAGGATTAAAGAATGCCACATATTCTTTACCAGCACCCATCACAAAAACTCTGTGTTTAAATCCACATTGATTGGCAGATAAACCATAACCTTTGTGTTTGATACAAGACTCTACCAATGCTGAAGCAAAGTCACCAGGATGTACAGGAGGGTTTTTAAAATCAAATGGAGGTAATGGTTCTCTTAGAATAGGATCATTCTCTGGTACCAAATCAAAGGTTTCAATCTTTTGTTGTACGTATTGTTCTCTTGTTTCGGTATCAAAAACAATTACATCATCATCTTTTATAATACTCATTTTGCAATCCTACTGAAATTATTTTTTTTCTCAAACCGAATTACGCTCCTAAATTTGTCGAATAATTGGTCACCTTTGTGGCTAATAACGAAGATATTTGTATCAGTTCCCATTTCATGGATTAACTTTAAAAACTCCTCAGTACCAACCGTATCTAAACTAGAATCAAATACTTCATCCAATATCAATAGGTTTGTATTGGTTGAATTCTTTAGTTTGGCAATCTGTCGCCATGTAAACAGTAAGGCCAAATCAATTCGCATCTTTTCTCCTTCGGAGAAATTAGCATAAGAAAACTCATCACGATGCCTACTCTTAATTGTTTCTTCAAAATTTTCATTGATGTTAAAATTCACAAAGAAGTCCATTGCCGACAAGTACTTATTAATTAATTTATTCATAATCGGCAAGTACTGTTTGATGATCCTAGTTTTGATACCAGTATCTTTTAATAGAGTGGCAGCAAAATCGTAATAGTGTTTATCAAAAGATAACTTCTCACGTTGTTCATTGAATACTGCCAGTTCTTCCTGTAATGTCAAAAGTTTAGAATTGATATCACCAATGTTACCTTTTTTAGTTTGTAACTCCACAATTTCTTTACCTAGTTTAACAATATAACTATTGACTGCGGTAATCGTAGAGGTGTGTTTAACTATTTCATTACTATGAGCATTAATGTGTTTAATAGTCTCATTGATTTCGGTTAACCTGGTGTTGAGTTTATCAATTTCTTTCGTAATTTCCTCAAGACCCTTTTGTTGAACATTGATTTTGTTTTTACGTTCTGATATTTGGTCCGACTTAAACTCTGATTCGATTGATTGTCTACAGGTTGGACAGTTATCATTTTGTTCATAGAATTCAATATCCTTTTTAACTTTCTTAATGTTAGACTCAACTTTAGTTTCCAATTGAAAAAGTTTCTTATGTTTCTTTTCAAGTGAGGAACTATCATTAATTTTTGATTGTAAAACATCTATGTGTTTTTGGATTAATTCAATGTCTTTTGTTAATTGGTTTAACTGTTTTTCATTTTCCTGAATCTCATCTTTCTTCTTTTGAATTTCGGATTCATTGTGTTTCTCGTGTTCTTCAATGTTTTGTTGTTGAAGTGATATCTTTTCTTGTGTCAAGGAGATACCATAATTAACTCTAGAAACTTCTTCTTTGATTTCCGATAACTTCTCTTTAACAAGTCCATTCATAGAAGAAAAGATTTGAATGTCCAATAAGTCTTCAATGATTGCTCTACGGTCACCAGGTGATAACTGCATGAACGGAACAAAAGAAGCTGAACCAAGGATGACTACTTGCGTAAAGGACTTATAGTTTAATTTGAGAATAAACTTCTCTAAGTGCTCTTGATAGTCTTTTGCTTTCGCATCCTGGTTCACCAAACTACCATTACAATAAATCTCAAACGTATTAGGTTTAATACCACGAATGACTTTATAAGATTTTTTACCAATCTTAAATTCAATTTCAATTACACAAGCTTGTTGATTGATTGAGTTCAATAACTGTGGTTTATTAATCTTACGAAATGGCTTACCAAAAAGACCAAAACACAAGGCATCTAGTATTGTGGACTTTCCAGCGCCATTATGTCCAATAATAAGAGTATTGTTAGACTTGGTAAAATTAATCTCGGTGAAAGCATTACCTGTAGACAGTAAATTCTTCCAACGTATTTTCTCAAATAAAATCATGTAGCTTCAGTATTCAACGCTTCAACGTAGAGTTCTTGTAAAATGTTTTTTAACTTACCATTATCGATACCATCATCTTTGATTGTATCCACATATTTGTTTAGTATTGTGATGGTGTCTTCCGCTTGGTCGACCATATCATCTTCAACACCCTCATTCAACTCTGTGAAGTCTTCAGCAATAGTGATATCAATTGGATTGACATTATACAACATATTTAAGAATTTGTCAAATAGGTATGGATTTGTTTTGTTTATCACAACCACTTTAACGTAGGTATTGGTATATACACCAACATCCATATTTGTTATTTGTTTGATAGATTGTTCTTTATCATCGTAAAGAATCCTATGGAACATTACATTTGGGTTATGAACAAAAGTGAGCTCACGTTTATCCAAATCAAAAAGATGAAACCCACGAGGATCGTTGTAATCCTGCCAAGTGAGTTCGTAAGGATTACCCAAGTAATAAATGCCATCAGCATTGGATTTATGATGATAATGACCCGAAAAAGTATATTCAAATCGCCTAAAAAGTTCACGCTTCAATCCTTCTTGTGATGGCATACCACGATGCATGGCAAAGCCTGCAATTTCGAAATGACCCATACAAATGGGTGCATCAGTATCTTTCAACATCTGCATACTAACATCAAAGTTTTCTGGACAAATCCAAGGCATCATACAAATCTTATGAGTACCAACATAGATTTCCGCAGGATCATCTATCACATTGATGTTGCCATATTCACGCAACAATAAGTCAACCGAATTCACATCATTTGTATTCTTAAAGTATGTGTCATGGTTACCTGCCAACATATGAACACTAATGTCACGTTCAAGAAGTCCATCAAAGAACATCTGTTTGGTACGTTTAAGCGTGAAAAAATTTACATATTTACGGCGGTCAAATGTATCGCCTAGAATGAGGACAGTATCAACGCCCTCACTATCAATCATGGGAAAGAATGTTTCGTTATAAAACTTCTCGTAATAATCCAAGAAATGAACTGAATCATTCCTTGCTCCAAAGTGGGTATCTGTTATAATTCCAACCTTCATAATATGATTTTATGACCTTTCTTTCGGTTTTCTGTTCGTGTCAAAATTTTTAAGTTATCTTGATGGTGTAATCCACCAGCAGCAATAGGAATAATATGATCCACTTCATGTGGTATTCCTGTTTCTAAACTAAGATTACGACATTCTTCATATATCTTTTTAATCATATCAAAATTTGCATCATTTGGCAATTGATTTTTAACTCTAGCCCTTCTTTTTGCCGCTTTGGTCGTATTTGCAATTTTACCTTTTTCCGATTGGTTATACTTTTTATCAATCTCTTTTGCTTTATCTTTATTGTTTTCCCAGTATAATTGAACTTTTTCTTTTGTTCTATACTTAGACATTAAGTTTTTGTCATATAACTTGGGTAAATTTCGTTTTACATTACATTCAACACAACTATAACTTGAAACGTGTTTTTTTGTTGAACCACAAATTTTACATGGAATACCATCGTAAATTTTTTCGCCGTTGTTTATAGCGTTTAATCTATTTTCTTTAGAAGATGATGGAAATTGATTAGGCATAAATGCTCCAAAGTGTGTATGTT